AAACACCAAAGACGCATACATTGATTGCATCACCACTTGCACCACCAATTTGAGCAACGCCCACAGGGATGTCAGTTGATGCGGTGCAAGGTGTTACTTTGGCATCACTATCAAGCTTAACTAAGGTCAAAGCGGTGATAGATGCAGATGCGATGAAGGTCTTATAAATAGCATGATTATTTAAGCTCATGATTATTATCCTTTGAAATGTTTGATATATGCATCAGGTTGTTCGTTTTTCATGACATTTAAGGCTTCTGAGAAAGTGATGCCTTTTGTCTTTTTGATTTCATTAACTTGATCGATAAAGCTAATTTCTTGAGCGGTGCTAGCATGTCCCTTTTCAGAAAGGTTGATAGCTTGATTTGCTTTGCGTTCGCTGAATGATTGCCAAATAGCAGGAAATTTATCTTTGATGTCATAGGCTGATTCAACGGCTGAAATCTCACTGGGTGCAATCTTGCCAGTGTTGAGCAAGCCATCAACAACAAGCTTTCTTTCAGCTTGATGTTTTTCAGCTTGTAAAGTCTTAACTTGTTCAGACAAAGCGGTAACTTGAGCGTTCAATTCGTTCATCAATTTGGCTTGTGCCTTTTCAGATAAAGCGGTGGCTTCAGACATCTTCTTTTGATCTTCCATCATCTTTTTCTTGTCAGCATATTCGCCTTCAAGTTCGATTTCAACCTTTTGACCGTCTGCCATGCTAGCATCTTCTTCAGGTGATGAAAGCTGATCGTTCTCAGATTTCAAGCCTTCAATTTGAGCTTCTAATTGCTTGACGAGTTGATCTTTTTCTAACACTAAGGCGGTTAATTGATCAACTGTCATCGCTTTTAATTCTTCTGGATTCATTATGTTCTCCATGAGTAAAACACGAGATATCTTATCTTTAGATTGTGCTGGTCTTGCCGTCAATGTAACGGCTTGCAATTGGGCGAATCCAATAGGTTTGGGATCGCCTTCCCTTGCAAAAATCTCACCTACTAAAAATTCGGGTGATGGATATAAAACGCCTTCACTAGCTGTCACTAGATCGAGGCCTGCTTGAGTATATAGAGGCTTTACATATAAAGCATCATCTTTTACATAAACATCAGATATTTCACCATAAGCCATTGATTGAATTGGATCAGTAGCACCGTTATCCATAAAGGGCGATGATTGATGATTCCAATCAATGATGACGGGGTCTTGAGATGATCGTTCTTTAAATACTCTTACGATCTCAGCAAGGATTGCAGGCGTGACATCTTGAATTGTCTTCCCATTGATGCGACTGTTGACCTTACCAACAGAAAGCACCTTAATGTCTGATCCTGGATATAAAGCAACCTCTCCCATTTTGATCCTCTCTCTAAATGCCTTAATGTCAGCACTATTGGAGGTCTGCAAGGTAGATTCTGACAATGCTTTTTCTTTTTCATCAGCTCTTTCCATTTGTGCTAAAATCTTTTTTGCCCAAGTATAACCTGCATCACCGCCCCAACCATCCCAAGCTTGACGGCCTTTTCCGTACTCTTCCCATGTTGAGCCTTGCTTGTCGACTTCGTGCCTTGTGAAATAGGCAACCATTCGCTTAATGGTATCAGGTGATAAAGTAACGCCGTTAGATAAATCTCTTGCTCTAGCAATCCCAACGGCTGTCATTCCACGCTTTGAAGGTGGCTGTTCAGCTCTCTTTTTCAATGCTCTGATTGCTGCATCTCTCACGCCTTGAGGTGGAGTGAAATCAATCCCATCGTATTTTTTAGGTGCATTGAGATAGGCGTTAAATCGTCTATTCATTAAGCGTTGTTTAGCTAAAGAGATTTGCTTTTCATTCATCTGATTGCTCTCAATCTTTCAGCCATTGCCAAAGCTGGATTTTGTGCAACAGCTCTATCTTGTGCCGTTCTTGTGGCTTCCATTGGCAATTGACCCGCCCCAATCTTTTGTCTAATTGCTCTCTCAAGATCATCATCAGGAGTTAATAATTGGGCTTGCACCAAGCTAGGCAATGATGCGAGCGCTTCAGCTAGTGCATCAGTATCTAATCCACTATGCACCAAGCGAGGCAATTTTGTTGTTTCAATGTTGCCATAATTCCAACGGATAAGACGACCAATTGTTCCACCGCCCCGTCTATCTTGTCCACTAATTGCACTTGCTACCAAGTCGAGAAAATTGATGCATGCTCTTCTAAAAACGGATAGATGCACTTCACCAACTGATCTTGATCCAGTATCAGAAATTCCCAAATTCATAAATTGAGCCATAAAGGCTTGTGAGATTTGATTGTCACATTCTTGAATAACTTGTAAAGCACCGTTAGCATCAAAGCCTGATGATCCTCCATAGGTATCAAAAGAAACAATATTGTTTTCTACTAGATAGCTTTGCTCTTGCACCACATAAGCCTGTGCTTGCTGTTGTGCTTCATTGATCATTGCATCAACATCGCCGTTTGAAATTCCCATTTGATCAATAGCTTGACGATTAACCTTTACGATTGGAGTAGGCACAGCCCATTTCTCAAGACCAATTGCCATGAGTGTCGCCGCCCTTTGCTTTTCTTTCCACCACCACCAACAAGGACGAAGCAAGCCAATACCCTCGAAGTTTGAACCAGTGCGATTGAGAGTTAATAGTAAAAGTTTTGATGCTGGTATAGGTTCAGGTGTAACACCGCCAACCATGATTTGAATAACACCGTCTAAATTTTGCTTGTCTACTGAAAGCCATTGCTGATGCGATGAAGGTTCACGATCAGCATATCTCTTGAGAAATACCTTCTCTTTTCCGATCGAGTCTTTAGCTACACAATAGACTTCTTCAGCATATCTCCAACCATGAGGAATGAATTCTAAAAGATAGTTTAATTGATCCTCAAAGCTAATTTCCATCATGCCTGGATAGCCTTTAAAGCCAAATGCCTCGTTGGCAAATCGTGCAAGTTCTTCGCTTGTTTGATCACCATCTCGACCAGCTTTAAACTCCCATTTAGCTGACAATAGAGTCTGCTTAACCAAGCTCCAAGATCGTCTAATAATTGGATCAGTAGCTAGCATATCTTCAGCTTCTCTTGTCCAAGATCGACCTGATAGAGCTGGGTTCTGTTCCTTGCCAGTGATATAACCGCCCTGAATGGATGTTCCACTTATCCCATAAGACTGAAAATGTGGTCTTTGTTGAGATAGGTAGGGCATCTCTTTGCTTGAGCTTGTCATTGTCATATATGGATAAACCGGCATAAACATCACCTAAAAGAATATATACAAATCATGATATTGCATAAAATGCTATTATATCAAATAAAAATTTAAGTCAAGGTATGGAAAAACAGAAAAGCCATACCTTGCCAACTCAACATTCCCCAATTACTAAACACATGAAAAGAGAAAATATGTGCAAGATTGATGATGAATTTTTTATCACTACTCAAGGAAAGATTTATTTTAAGGGACAGGTCTATGAGTTGGAAGACTGCGACTTTAATGAAGGTGCAAAAATTGTCATCCACTATGGAGAAAAGAAAATTGAAAAGCTACTCAAAAAAGACATTAAAATAAAAGTGATCCCTGATCAGTTTATATTTCAGAAAGAAGACGACATGTTTTTATCTCCACTAGACGAGCCAATCATCACAGCACAAGCTCAGCCCGTTCAGCCCATTCACTCCACCATTGAATTGCCCCCTGAAATCAATCAGTTTGAGCAACTCATGAAAATCACAAAAGACAACACACCATTGGCGTTGATCATCCTAATCGTATTGATGTTTCAAAAGATGCAAAAGAAAGAACGAGATGATAAAGATCATGCGCTCGTTTGCGACTTTGAAAGAAAAGAGATTGAGAAAAAGATCAGCATCTTAGAAAGCAAGCTAGACACTCAAGCCAAAGATCAAGCAAAAATCCTTGTAGGTGATGATGATCTATCTGATCGATTGGATAAGGTGGAAGAGAAGATCAAGAAGATCAATGCGTCTTTGCCTTAACTAGAGGCTTTTTTAATGGAATATTCAGATGTTCTAAGACGGTATAGATAGAAGCTCTTGATAAGCCAGTGAGCTCACATATTTCTAAAATAGGTTTTCCTTGTTGATAGTACTCTTTGACCGCAAATTTTTGCATGAGCAATTTTCTTGATAGACCTTTGGGACGGCCTCCAATTCGTCCTCTCTCTCTTGCTGCTCTTAATCCTAGGATCGTTCTCTCTCTGATCAAGCCAAGCTCCATTTCAGCCAAAGCTCCAAAGATATGAAAGATAAAGACGCCCATGTGTGTGCTTGTATCAATGCCATCGCTTGTCTTAAAATGGCATCCCTTAGCTTTGATCTTTTCTACTAGATCAATCAAATCCTTCATTGATCTACCAAGACGATCAAGCTTTAAGCATACCAATGTATCGCCTTTTTTAAGCGCGTTCAAAGCCTTCTTTAGGGCTGGGCGTTCTTTAGTCTTGCCAGTCATCTTCTCTTGATAGATATCATGACAACCAACGGATTTTAAAAAATCGATTTGAAGATCTAAAGATTGATCTTCTGTGCTAACTCGTGCATATCCGATAAGCATATTTTTTCCTTGATGAGAGTATAAAATAATAACACCCTCTACCGTTTTTTATACTCAACTTATTTCTATTTTTTTTCACTCATAGATCGATTGATATAAAATCTCTCATCGATACCATACTGATGAAATAGGTTTCTCATGCGATCCCTACTGATATCAAATATTCTCGCAAGACCAGCAAATGATGAAGCTTTATCTAAAGCTTTCAATATCTCATCTTTTGAGATTGCCTTGAGCTTAGCTCTATCTTTGGCTTTAGAATGGCGATGCATTTTTTCTTTTTTAATCCCAAGCTGATCGCATTTAAATATAACAGCTGAAGGAGTAACACCAAACTGAGTAGCGATCTCTTTCCAAGTTTTATCTGATGAAACAGCCTTGATAAGATCCTCCTCTTTAAGCCTCTTTGACTGAACGCCCCTTTTTGGCTTTGTGTAGTTGCTCGAATAGCCTTGATAAACCTCGCCTCTCTCGATCATATCCTCGATCATGCACAATCTAGGATCTAAATCACTTTCAAAGAATTGCATTATCATTTCTTTTTTCTGCATCATATCATCTCCTTTTTATGCATAAAAAGCCTAGCCTCTTTGATTTTGCCTTGATAGGAATGCTCCAACTCTCTAAGGCGGTCTATTATCGTTTGATCTGTTAGCTGATATATCGCATCTAATGGGATGAAAAAATCCATGATGATGCTATCAATTGTCAATCTTGCTAAAAGTGCATTGCCTATCATTCAATGACTCCTCATAGCTTTGATATGTGATTGCATCATATTGAGCTTATTCTTGACTGTTGGAGATGTAGCAGGCAACGGCTTATCAGCAACGATCTCACTATCACGCCAAAGCCAATTTATGACATCGTACCTAAGAGCATCTAACGGATCTTCTCGACCGTCTTTTTTAGGTGTTTCTTTGCCATCCCAAGCATAAGACAAAATAGCCTTTCTAAAGCTATTCCCAGTAGAGCTTGCTCCTCGTTCCCATACTTCAGAAGTACATAAAATTCTTCTTTGATGGATCAATCGCTTGACCCTTTGAATACCGTTTAAAATATCCGTTCGTATTGGATCAGTACACCACCTAAAAGGCATCCCTATGCCACCTTGATCAGGGTGTTTTGAAAGTTCATGAAAAGCTGATTGGGCTGTACGATCTGATCTAGCTGATCCAGCCTTATCACCGCTCGCACCGTCTAGCAAAATACGATTGGGATATCGTCTAGCTAGATCACGAGGGCAAGCGATTTTTAAGACTTCTTTGGCAAGCTCTGAGAGTGTTATTTCTTGAGGGTTGATTTCAGCACAGATGACATCGGCTTCTAAGGTTGGATCATGTGCCAAGATCAAAACTGAAGGCTTTCTAAAGCCAAAGTCGATGACAAGCCTTGATGACATAGATGGATGATAATCCCAATTGCTGATAACATGGCTTGAAGTCCATTCAGAATAGATCACGCCTTGAGGTGGTCTAGGTTGATTTTCAACCATTGCCAAGCGTTCGCTTTCAGGTAGGTTCTTGACGGCATCAAACCAAGCTTCTGAGAGGTTGGCTTTATTGACATGACTAGCATAGAAGATTGGCGTACATCCAGCTTTCTCAGCAAAATCAACCCACCAAGCCCCCCAAACTGGCAAGCCCACCATGATCATCTTAGGCGATGGACCTGATCTAAGACGCCCCAAAGTTTTCTGAGCGACCTCTTCGGAAAGAGTTTGGCACTCATCAATCAATGCAAGGCCTGATGTTATGTTTAAGCCTTCCAATGGGTTATGTGTAGCGTCCCTTGTACCTGGTCTAAAATAAGATCGACACCAAACAACATGACCATTTGGGGCAGTCCATTTGCCCTCTTGCTGATGATAAATCCAACCATAAGGCACAAGCCATTTCTCTAACTCAGGGCCTAAAACAGATCTATAACGGGGGGCTGTATCAGTGACTAAGAGAGACGATTTATTGGGATGTATGCTTGACCAAGTCCACAAGGCAAAGACTAAAGCTGAAGTCTTGCCGCTACCCCACCCAGCACGGACGGCAATAAATGGATCATCTGAGTAAATCAAGCGATCAATCAGATCAACCTGCAAAGGATTTAATTTAAGCTCTAGCTCAGTCTTCTTCGTCTGTGCCATCGTCAAGTCCATTTGGAAGCTCATGCTTGATTTGTACAACTTGCCCATGTTTCTCTTTTTGCACTTGCTGAATCACATTGATGATAACCTTGCTATCATCTCCCTTAGTGTTCATGTCAATGGTCTGCTTCTCTCCAAACTCTAAAGGAAACTTCCGAGCTAGTAGCCATTGGGATGCTCTAACATCGCTTTCTGAATGCCTTTGAATGTTTTGAAGGTGCTTGAGTTTAAGGGATATTTCAGCTCTCTTGATGTCAGCCACCAACTCAGGATCATTCTTCATCCATCCGTTCCAAGTGCTATAGGCAACACCAACGATTGAGAGAGCATCACCTTGAGAAAGACCTTGAGAGATAAATTCAAGCACTTGCTCAATAGAGATTAGTCTTTTCTTTCTAGCAATTTCAGATCGTTCTTCAGCCGTCTTTTTTGTGAGTGCTGTGTTATTTTTGCCGGCCTTAGAATCAACTGTATCATTTTTAACAGCGGGCTTATTGGCTGTTGTCTGTGTTTTACTCTTTGCCATGATCAAGCTTTCTGATGATTTTAGTTGTGATTTTCTCAATAGCATCATCATCATCGCTTTCAAGTACTAAATCAATTTCATCTCTCTTCAAGCCGTCAAGCAATATCTTTTCAGCCAGCTTTGAAATCTTGACTGCATGTCTATCGCTGATCGTATCTAGCAAGCTGATCAGCTTTGTTGATACATAAAGACTCAAGATTGATTTTCTATCTTTAGGCTTCATCATAGAAAAACAACCTCAGAGGCAATGACTTTAATGTATTGTTTGCCCTCATGTTCATTGATGACAATGCGACCAATAACGGTGATCTTATCGCCCTTCTTAGCTTGAGATTGAACGATGCTAGCAAAAGCCCCCCAAACTTCGCAATTGAACCATGTTGTCTTCTCTTCGCCTTTAACCTTTTCACTATAAGCAACGGAAAAAGTAGCGAGATCTTTATCGCCAATTTTCTTGAGTTGTGGATCTTGTCCAAGTCGTCCGATAAGTGTAAATCTATTTAACATCTTTTTTTTCCTTTAGTTGATTGTACAAGCCTTGAATTTGCTTGATATGTTTTAGATGATCGAATTGTTGATTAAGCACACCGTAGCATGCATGATATTCTTCAATTGTTTCATCTTGATTGATTGACTTTTCAACATCAATTTCAATTTTTTCTTGAAGTTCTTTTTGTAATGAGTTCTGTTGTTTTTTAAGAATTTTCTCAAGTTCGCTGATCTTATTCTCAACTTCTTTATTTGAGAAATATTGTTGCTCAATCGTATTAGCATGATCAGCGATCATATCGCCAAATATAACATTGATGCATAATTTCAATGCTTCAGCGATATCAGGGGCGTCGTCTTTAAACATGGCATCAATAACTTGCTCAAGACAAATCAAGCGATTGATTAGTTTGATATTTAACATAAAAATTCTCCTTTGAATGTGTATATATAAACACATAATATTATATAATTTTATATAATATTTTTTCAAAGAGAGAGAAAATGAAAATCAATGTGAATGATGGCTTTGTTGAATTGGTCGATCATATGGGAGACGATTTAGCAATTGTCAACGCCGCTCGTGTTTCCTATGCTGGATCAAGTGACAAATGGACAGATAGAGATGATAAACTCTTAAAGTACTTATGGGAGCATGATCATACTTCACCCTTTAGACATGGGCATGTGAAATTTAGGATTAAAGCACCGATCTTTGTTTTAAGGCAATGGATGAAGCACCAAGTTGGTTGTGCATGGAATGAGCAATCAGCAAGATACACTGAGATTAAAGAAAGCTTCTTTTATCCTGATTACTTTAGACTTCAAGACACCAAGAATAAGCAAGGTTCTTTTGGTCGTCTTGATGATGATCGAGAAGATGAAGCGTTGACATTGCTAGCTCAAGGTTATCAAGTTGCTTATTACAATTATTTGCGGTTGCTTGATATGGGCGTTTGTAGAGAACAAGCTCGTGTTATCTTGCCAGTTGGAACTTATAGCGAATGCATTTGGTCTGCAAGTATTCAGGCAATCATGCACTTTTTAAACTTGCGTTTAGATAGTCATTCTCAATTTGAGATACAAGAATTTGCCAAAGCCGTGTATGATATAACTAAGCCACTTTTTCCCAAAACGATGGAGCTAGTTAAATGCAATGTCTCAGATGTAAAAATACAATAAAATCAACCTTAGCGGGCTCTAGCATTGAGTATCACTATTGCATCAAATGCAGGGCTATTTTTGATCATCAGCCTATCATCCTATCATACGATGACGTTGAATATGATGAAAGCTGGGATGACATCACAAAGGATGAAAGCGAAGACGATGAATAACTTTTTTGATGTGTGTTGGCTTGTCATGGGATTGATCTTTAACCCAACTCAAGGCAAGCAAGATTTAGGATGGGAAAAGATTATTGCTCAATCAATCCCAAGTCGCATGAGAGTATGCCAACAAGTCGCATTTAGTGCTGATAGAATGGGAGTTGATCCAAATCTGATGATTGCCATCGCTTTCTATGAGAGCAAGTTTGAGAGAGGTTTAATTTCGTCAGCTGGGGCGGTTGGAGTGATGCAAGTGAAAAAGCAATTTGTTGACTGTCAAGGATGCAATGAAATTGAGTATGGGATAAAGGCCTATCAAATATGGCTTGCTAAGAGTGAAGGCGATGTTTGTCTTGCTCTAGGTCGCTATGCTGTAGGCAATAAAGGCAAGTGTGGAAAGAGATCTAAAGCGATTATCAAGCTCGCTTCTGAGATCGCTTGTCTTGCATCCAAAGAGGATGATTGCTATGACTGCTAAAGATAAAGCATTTTTGAGTATGGCTGAGATCATGGCTAGCCTCTCACCATGTAGCAGGGCAAAAGTTGGAGCGGTGATAGTCAAGGGAGATGTGCCTATCATCTCTTCTTTCAATGGGATTGCTCGCAAGCAAAGCGGATTATGTGGGGGGGCTGATTGCCTTAGAGATAGATGTAAAATAGCAAGCGGATCAGAAAGTCAAATAGGTTGCCACCATGCTGAATTTAATGCAATTGCGAATGCTGCTAGAAATGGGATATCAACTGATGGATGCTCTATTTATGTTACTGCTCCACCTTGCTTAATGTGTGCCAAGCTAATTCATCATGCTGGGATTAAAGCCGTTATTTATGAAGATCGAGACAATCGTTGGATATCAACAGGCGAAGAGTATTTATCAGCCAATGGGATTGATCTTATTTCTTTTTGAAAAACTTAAAAATAAAATTATCTAAAAAATCTTTATCAAACAATGTTTCTACTTCATATTCATCTTGTGTATAGAGATCAGATATAAACTCGACAAAAGCTTTCATTTCGCCAAAGATGACTTTTTTTAATGCATCTCTTTTCATCATAAGTGTTTGTAACTGCCAATGTTGAGAAACCCTATATTCTTTTGATTTTACAAAAAGTGCCATTTCTTTACATAAAGAAATAAATTGCTCGCCAAAGTTTGCTTCAAAAATAGGAGCGTTCTCATCATATTGTTTTTCTTCGGTTGAGAGGAATTTTAGAACAAAATATGGATTCCCTAGTCGTCTAATAACTTGACTGTAAAAAATATATTCTGCAATGATCAATTTATTTAAATGTGAGATATTTTCTAACCCAAGTATATCATTGATTTTATTAACGATTTTTTCAGTTATAGAATAATATGGCCATACATCATTTAGAAAGTTTGATGGTCTTTTGAAATCTTTAGAAACAATTCTTTCGATCACCGCTTCAAACTCTATTTGATTCAAAAAAAAGCCACATTCTACATAAGGCAAGTTATCAGGATAAGAATAAATTTTGGCTTCAAAATCTCTTGCTCCATTAGGACGCTTTTCAAGTTCATTGATTTTATCCAAACAAATATATCTATTATTATTTTTATCCCATTCTGTGGGTTTATAATAACCAAATCGATCAGCATATAAAGCATTATTAACATTTGACATTGACCAAAGATCTATGTTATCGCAGTTTTTGGCATAAAACTTAAAAGAGAATTTTGATCTATAACAAGCAACCGTCTTATCTGATCTATAACAAGCTATTGCCTTAAATGATCTTTGGTCACATAATGTAAAGCTAGCGATTAGTTCACCTGAATCATTATAAAGCATAATCTCTTGATCAGGATCACAAATGTCTTCATCATACTCAGTACCTGGTTGAGCTTGAAATAATGAATGTTCTCTAAATTTGCATAATTCTTTAGCTTCAGCTTCATTTAAAAAGTGTTTAATATGTAGCCATAAATCACAAGCTTCCGAAGAATATGGCTTAGCGTTATCAAAGTCTTTAGAAAAATTTATATATGCTTGATGACTGAAATCAATTGGATCAAAATCTTTATCTACACTCATGTTTATCTCCTTGTATGAGGTGAAGATAAAACACATGACAATTGAAAATTCTTTCAAATTAGATAGATCAGCCCAAGTTTTGAGTTTAGTATTTTACAAGTTTCTTCACTGAAAAAAAAGGGCTGAGATTTAGATCACTCTTCAAATTCTTCAAACATTTTTTGATCATTTGATACAAGACAATAAACGCCCAAGATATCTGACTTTTTTAATCTAAAAACATTATTCAACACTGGCATATCTAAATGATCATAACTTTTAGATAAAGCCTCTATCAAGTCGCCAACTTGCATTTCTTCTTCATCTTTTGCAATGCCTATAACTCTTAGCATAATTGAGTTTTCTCTAGTATCTTCGTATTTTGCTAAAACATATCCATTCATTGGCCTAAGATAATTTACCGTTTTCATCTTTATATCCTCAGATAGATCAATTCAGCTTTAAGAGAAGGATTTGAACAGGTTTTCGCCTTAAAACTGAATTGAAGACTTGTCTGCTCTAAGGTGCTACGCGTCAATGTGATCGTTGTCTTATATGCCTCATCAAGGTTGAGCAGACAAATCTTAAACACTGGATCAAGCTATTTAATTTCAATAGACTTAAAATTTTCTTGAATGGCTTTTGAGCATTGATTGATCTTTGAAGTTGAGCATATGATAAAATTCATTTGAGGCCTGATCTTGATAATCTCATCAATGTCATTATGGAGATGTTGGAGGAATTTATTTGATTGATTTGAGTGATGATAGATGATCATGTACTCAACATTTTCCACAAGTATGTCAACCTTAACATCAACAGTATAATTATTTTGTTTTACATATCGATCATACAATTGCTTTTTCAATTGAGCTAGATATTCAAAGCTACCAAAGAACAGAGAAGGACAGCCAAACCTTCGTTCGTCTTCAGTATCCATTTGATAGAGAGCATATTTCATAATGCCTACTGCAATGTGTTCAGTAGCTGCTTTTGATCCATGAATAAAAAGCTTTTGATTAACTGGAATTGTTGTAGCATTTACAATCAAGTCTCTTTCAGCTTGTGAAAGCTTGCCCTTAAAATTCTGCAAGCTCATATCAATTTGGCTTCTAAGAAGTAAAACCTTTTCACTATTCAAAGCCCTGATGATTTTGCATTGCCTTGATAGTTCATCATTGAATTTTTTAGGCATAGCTTGATGATTGCAATATCCCATCTCTTGATTGATCTTATAGTTCTCAGGTGCATCAGGCCAATTGGATGTCAATTTAGGAAGAGGTCTATCTCCAAGGTGAATGATTTCATCTTTTAGAAGATTTCTCATGTGATCCCATCTAGGAATATGAGCATCAGATAAACAAAAAACATCATCATTCAAGACAACTTTATCGCTTGCGTCTATCTTAATAAGAAGTTCTTTCTCTCTTAATAATGTATGGTCATTTTTGCCTAAGTTTTCGGCATTTTTGCCTAAGTTTTCGGCGATTTTGTCCATAGGTATGGCCATTTTTGTCCATAGGGTATGGTCATTTTTGTCCATAGGGGGGGCGATTTTGTCCATAGGGGGGGCAGATGTATTTAAAACATGATCTAAGACCATTTGAGCTTGCTCTTTGATCATCAAATTGCTTGTATCTGCTGGCAAGATGTCTTCATTGATCTCATTAAAATCAGCCCATGTCTTCCAATATCTCAAGATCAATTTTGATGTAAAATACCATGTATTGCTTTGATATTCCTTTTTGGTCTTATCTTTATCACTTGTTTTAATGTTGTTCTCTTTATGTAAAAAGCCATGATCGCAAAGCATTTCACAAGTTCGTCTGATCGTTCTTTCATTGATGCCCAATGCACTTGAGATCTCTGAGTATCTTTGTTTGATTGATAGGTTTTTAAGTGCTGGATAAACATCATACAATTCTAAAAGCAACATAATCACTCTTTGACCGTTGGCGATAGATCCCATTGTCTTGCACCTGTTGATGTTGGAAGCAACGCCCCAACTAGAAACATTCTTTGAAAATAGCTTGCTCATATTCTCTCCTTATGTGAGCTTGATTGAGTATTGTAAACTAATTGGTTTAAAATGTAAATGTTTTAGTTGACATTTTAAACAATTTAGTTAACATAGTTTTATTGTCACCAAGGAGATAAAATGACAAAGACAAAATTTAAGATGAGAAGAATTGAAGAGCTAGGCTTAAGCATTTCAGAAATTGCTTTAAAAATGGGCGTTACAAGACAAATGATCTATAGACATCTTGAAGATCAAAACACTTGCACGATGAAAGTGGCTTTAAAGCTTCAAGATGCAACAGGCATCAGCCATCAATTTTTTATGTATCCAGTACCAACAGCACTACAATTTTCGGGAGCAAATAACAATGGCACTAAGTGAAGCAGAAATAGCTCATTGGATCGGTTGGAGCAATTGGCAAGTCGTTTCAAAGCAATATGAAGTCACTGATCGCAAGAGATGGAATGAAGAATATGATCAATGGAGAGCAAAGAATGATGCTATTCATGCTAGAAATCCATCAAGCTATGTTGAGTTTCAAAAAGATCATTCCCATTTATTGCAATCAAAAAATGGAATTGTACCATTGACAGAGAATAGGCCTGCTCAAGCTGATCCAATGCTCAAAGCATCTCAAAGATTTGATTATAATATGCAAAATCTTTGCTCTACTTATGGATATTTTTCAGAGGCAGATCTTCGCATTCCATTTATCAGAGCGGCAAGACTGATTAAGACTACATGGCTTCAATATGGTCAAGTGACTGAAGATAAAGATCAGCCTTTATTTATTAGATCAAATCCCAAAGACCCTGAAAGCGATCTTATTTATAATCAACATCGCCATAAAATTCTGAATGAGAGAGATCACCCAGCTAAAGACTGCATCTTTAGAATGGTCACAAATGAAGACATCTTTTTTAATGATACTCTCATCGCTATTTTTAGAGTTGCCAAGAGCTTGCGATCTCAAAAAAAGATGATTGATCTATGTTCAGTTTATGAAGAATATCGTCTACAGTTTGATGAGTTAAAAAAAGATTTGCCCAATCTAACTGATGTCAATTGGATTGCTGATGTGCTGACAACGATTGAATATAACTATGATACTTTATCAAATGAGATCTTTGTTGAAGAGACAATTAACCAACACATCAAATGGTATATTGCTGCAAGAACAAGCTATCTTGATGATCTCAAGGCACAACTTTTAAGACAGGGCGTTTCACTAGCATGGCTTGATGAACATTATCAAAAGCACATGCAAGTCTTAAAAGCGATGACTCCTATGAAAATTGAAAGCTTTAGCAGTCAAATTGATGAGGCTGTGAGCATGATGGAGCATAGAGTTGATGGCATCAGCACAGACTTGAAAGACCTTGACTTTATGATGAAGCTTAAAAATGGATGTCTTTATTATATTGGAGGGCGTCCAGGTATGGGCAAGACTGCATTATCTTTGCACTTTCTTTTATTATCTCAATTGCTTGATCAAAGAAAAAAGGTTTTATTCTTTAGTCTTGAGATGAGCAAAGAACAATTGATCAATCGATTGATCTGCTCTGTTGGAGGTATCAACGCCAATTTATTAAAAGACAAGCGACTAAGCGATTTAGATCAAGAAACTTTTGAGCAATATCACAAAGCAGCACAAGCTATTAAAGCATTGGATATAACACTAATTGATCAAGGTGTTGATACAATAACATCTCTTCAATCGACTTGTGAGCAAGTGAAAGATCGAGATAAGAATTTAGGCTTGATCGTTGTTGATTATCTCCAACTATTAAAAGGATCAGGACAGAATAAAAATCAGATCCGAGAGCAAGAAGTTAGCGAGATCAGCAGGGCTTTAAAGCTTCTTGCCAAGAGATGCGATTGCCCTGTTATCTGCTTAACTCAATTGAATAGACAAGTGGAAGGTCGACACGAGAAGAGACCAAGCCTAAGCGATCTTAGAGAGTCGGGATCTCTTGAACAAGACGCTGATGCTGTACTAATGCTTTATAGGGCAGACTATTATGACAAGGATGCATCGCCAAATTTAGAAATCATTGTTGCTAAAAATAGACATGGATCACTGGGAACGGCAACAGTTGAATTTGATAGAGAAACTCAAAGAATTTCAAATCTTCCATTTTCAAAGACTAAATGGTAAATACTAATCTATTTTGTAAATAATTTTATTTAATTTGTAAACTTTTTTATTGACATTGTAAACTTTTTAGTTTACATTAAAACTATAAAGACAAGCGATAAAGCAAGTCAAACATTTTACAACCTACTCAGGAGTACAAAATGAACCAATCACCTAAATGTGGATTGTTCCCAACAGTCGATAAAAGACACCTTCAAGAAGGCATCTCTCAAGAACAACGCCAAGCAATCGCAAAAAAGCAAAGCATTGGAGATAT